TGAATCTCTCAGATTCAGTTCTCGCCCGTCCGAAAGGCTGCGAGATCCTGTGTTCTTCTTGAAATAATTTTGCATTCCCTCTAAATTCCCCGCGTCGTTCTGAAATTTAAAGGTTCACTCCGACAGTTCAGATCAACTCCACGGCGCATTTACTCTTTTTCCAGTTGTCTTTCATCCCTCTCCTGTTTTTCGCCACTCTAGTCATCTTGCCCACCACGGATCCTCCGTGGTTTTTCCTCCCGCTCCTCGGGCTGTTTCTTGCCGACCTCCTCACCGCCCTCTTCCGCGTTTTCCTCCTTCCTCCTCGCCATCCCCGTCCCGTCGCCCGCGCCATGCTCCACGCTCCCCGCCCCTACCTCTCGCCCCACTCTGCTTGCCGCTATGGCCGTTCGTATCACGCTCCTTCCGTCACCCCCCTTCCCACACTCCACGGTGCTTCTGGAGGTTTCAAAGGGATTCTTGAAGCTCTCGCCTCAACCATCCACAAGGACTCCATCACCGCCCCCCTCCTTGAAGCCGTCGCTTCTCCCTTCCGCGCTGCCCTTGATAAATTCCCTTATCATATTCCTCAAGTTCATCGCCCCTTCCTCACCGACTCTGGCATTGATATCACTGATTTTGGCACTACCAACCACTCTCACCCCGTTCACAAGACCCTTGAAATTAACCTGCTCTCTGACTGGCATCACAAAGCCACCACCCCCTCATCCGTCATGTTCATGAAGCCATCCAAGTACAACAAAATGCGCGCCAAAAACGCAAATTTTGTTCCCCCCACGCCTTTCAATTATCGCCTCACCGCCGCCGACTCCGTCCGCTACCCCGTCACATCCACTTCCCTACCCAACACAGAAACCGTCTTCATGCACGACGCCCTCATGTACTTCTCCCCAGATCAAATTCTTGACTTCTTTCAGCAGGCCCCTCAAGTCCAAAAGCTCTATGCCTCTCTCGTGGTCCCTCCCGAATCCGACTTCACCAACCTCTCTCTCATGCCTGAACTGTACCGTTTCGAAATCAAAAATGGCCAGCTGACTTACTTCTTAGAGAACAACCCTTCCCTGTCATACACCCAGCCCATGAGCGCACTCAACTGGCTCAAGACCACCGCTATCACCTCCCCCTCGCTCTCCCTCTCCATCACCCGCCTCGAGTCCTGGGGCCCTCTCCATTCCATCCTAATTCAGCGCGGCCTCCCCCCCCTCTTTTCTCACGAAGACTCCATTTCTTTCCGCTCCCCTCTTGCCGTCCTCATCCCCTCTGCCCAAGACCTCAAGCAAGAAGTTCGCCACCGCCTCGTCCCAAAAGCCGTTTACGACGCGCTTTTCCTTTACGTCAGAGCCGTCCGCACCCTCCGCGTCACCGACCCAGCCGGCTTCATCCGCACTCAATCCTCCAAGAGCGAGTATTCCTGGGTTTCCTCCGCCGCCTGGGACAATCTGGCCCATTTCGCCCTCTACACCTCCCCGCTCCGCCCCGTTTCTCACTACATGCTTCTGACTTCCCCCTTGCAGCACCTGCGTCATTGGCTTCGCACTAATTCCTTCCGCTTGTTTTCAGCAGGCTGCCTGATCTCCTCCCCCCTTTCCGCCTACGCTGCCTACTTGGTCTGCCAGGCCCGCCGTTACCACATCACTTCGCTGGCTGTCTTCGGCCACTGGTTCGTTCAACCTCCAAGCTTCTTCACCCATGCCGCCCCCCGCTTCGCTCTAACTATGTCCCTCTCAGCCAAACACCTTCGCGGCCCGACCTTCCTAACCTCTCTTTTCTTGAGATTCTTCTCCTGGACTGCCACCTCTCCTAATTTTCCCACCCTCGGCTCGGCTTACCTCCCCACCCCCCTCCCCTTCTTCACGCCCCTCTGGATCACCCTTGCTGCCCTCGCTCCCGCTTGTTACTGGGCTTACCGAGCCTTTTGTGACAAAGACTCCCCTCAATCCATCCATGATCGTTATGACTGCTACTTCCACCCCAAGCCCTTCACCCTCACTTTCGACCGCCGCCCAGTCAACCTGCTCGCTTCAAAACCTTTCCTGCCCCCAGGAATGCTTGCTTCGCCACCTCCTGACCCATCCGTCTCAAACCCTAACTCCTGGGTCGTTTCCATTCCACTTACGCAGTCCACCGCTCCTCCTCCCCCCCCGCCTGCCGCGCCAGCTCCCCCGCAGCCCGCCCCTTCTGCCGCCCCCACCCAGCCCAC